GTTTCAAGAAGGAGAGCCTACAGAATATCCAGAGGCTTCTACTGTCAAGGTTCGTCACTACTTTGCAGACTTTGTTGCATGGCCTAAGATACTCTATGAGTTCTGTAAGTTCTTAGAGACCTCTGGTTACAGTGGAGTCATGGAGCGTGTTGTAATCAAAGACCCATATGGCATGGAGACTGATGGTTTGTTTGAGACAATTGGCCCAGAGCAGTACATCGCCACTGCTAAAGTAGAACCACTAGACAACGAAGACAAGGACGCACAATGACTGTTCATGCCATAATCCCTGACTGCCAAGTTAAGGACGGTGTTGATCTTAGTTACCTGACATGGGTAGGTAAGTACCTTGCAGAGAAGAAGCCTGATGTTATTGTACAGATTGGTGACTTTGCTGATATGCCTAGCTTGTCGAGCTACGATGTAGGCCGTAAGTGTTTTGAAGGCAGACGCTACAAGACTGACATCGATGTTACTAACAAAGCAATGGAGATGTTGCTAGCACCAATCAAGGAGTACAATGAACGAGCAAAGCGGAACAAGGAGAAACAATACAAACCTCGAATGGTACTCACCCTTGGAAATCATGAAGAGAGAATTTCCAGAGCTATCGAAGGAGACCCTAAACTTGATGGAACTATTGGTCTCAGCGACCTTAACTACGAACATTGTGGTTGGGAAGTTATACCATACCTTGAACCTATTGTCATTGATGGGGTTGTGTACGCTCATTATTTTACTTCTGGCGTTATGGGGCGTGCTGTAACTTCTGCTGCTGCGCTGTTATCTAAGAAGCATATGTCTGCAGTTATGGGTCATGTGCAGAATAGACAGATAGCTTATGCCAATCGTGCTGATGGTTCACAGATTACTGGGTTGTTTAGTGGTTGTTGCTACCTGCATGACGAGGACTATCTAGGTAGTCAGGGTAACAAGTACTGGCGTGGTATCTGGATGCTGCATGAGGTTAACAATGGTAGCTTTGATGAGATGCCAGTATCTCTAAACTATTTAAGGAAGAAGTATGAGCATTGATAACGCAACACCTAATGACTGGTATGTAGCCTACCATCGTAACTCTAAATTTGATGATAAAACATTAGGTGACTACATCAAGTCTAAGCAGATTGGCGGCGATCATTACAAGTCTAACATCGAACCTTGGGACGTATTCCTTGATTGGGGCTTAGACCCTTGGGCTTGTAATGTAATCAAGTATGTTGCCCGTCATCGCAAGAAAGCAGGCAAGCAAGACCTTGAGAAGGCTAAGCATTATCTTGAGTTCTTGATAGATAACTACGATAAAGTTGGTGACAAGTATTACAAAGTGTGATATAATATATGACCCTAACATTAGAAGAGATTAAAGAAAGGCTGAAGAGGTGGGATGAGCTAACCTTGGTAGAGGAGCTAGCGTTAAGGTCTGAAGATATAGTAGAAAGATTTGATGATATAATAGAAGACCAAGCAGACAGATTACAAAACTTAGTTAACTGGGAAGAATAATAAATATGGATTACTATCAGCAGTTTATTGCAAAGAGTCGTTACAGCAGGTTTCTACCTGAGCAAAATCGCCGAGAGCACTGGGACGAGTCAGTAGACCGTTACTTTGCTTTTATGTTTGACCACCTAGAGAAGAACTACAAGTGGAGTCCTAACAATGACCTGCGCCTAGAGCTTATCAGTGCAGTCAAGAACCTAGATGTTATGCCATCCATGAGGGCTATCATGACTGCAGGTAAGGCACTAGACCGTGACAACACGGCTGGTTATAACTGCAGTTATCTGCCTATCGATGACCCTAAAGCATTCGATGAGGCTATGTATATTCTCCTGTGTGGAACAGGTGTAGGCTTTTCTGTGGAGCATAAGTATGTTACTCAATTACCTGAAGTGCCAGATCAGTTGTTTGATTCTGAGACTACTATTTCTGTTGCGGATTCAAAAGAAGGATGGGCCAAGGCATTACGCCAGCTCATCGCTCTACTATACTCTGGGGAAGTGGCAAGGTATGACCTATCCAAAATTAGACCTGCAGGAGCTAGACTCAGAACCTTTGGAGGACGTGCCTCTGGTCCCGGACCTTTGGATGAACTTTTTAGATTTGTTACCGACAAGTTCAAAGGAGCAGTGGGTAGGAAACTTACATCACTCGAATGTCATGATATTCTCTGCAAGATCGGGGAAGTTGTCGTTGTGGGTGGAGTACGAAGGAGTGCAATGATCAGTCTGTCTGATCTCGAAGATGACCGAATGAGGAGCGCAAAGAGTGGAAACTGGTGGGAACACAACGCACAACGAGCTTTGGCTAACAACTCAGCTTCTTACATTAGTAAACCCGATATTGGACAGTTTCTCCAAGAGTGGACTAGCCTCTATAACAGTCATTCTGGAGAGCGAGGAATCTTCTCACGAGCAGCAAGCAAAACTCAAGCTGCAAAGAATGGGAGACGTGATTCAGATTACGACTTTGGTACGAACCCCTGCTCAGAAATTATCTTACGTCCATACCAGTTCTGTAACCTCACAGAAGTCGTTGTACGGGCCGAAGATACCGTTGCAGACTTGGCTAAGAAAGTACGCATCGCCACAATCTTAGGCACGTTCCAGAGCACTTTAACGCACTTCCCATATCTTCGTAAGATTTGGCAGAAGAACACTGAGGAGGAGCGTCTCTTGGGTGTATCATTAACTGGTATCTTAGATAATCCTTGGATGGGAAGGGTCTGTGAAAGCACTACGCAATCTCTTGAATACTTACGTGATGTCTCCATTACTACCAATAATGAGTTTGCAACACGCTTGGGAATTCCTGTGTCTGCTGCGATTACTTGTGTCAAACCTAGTGGCACTGTGTCTCAACTTGTTAATTCTGCCTCTGGTATTCATACTAGACATAGTGAGTATTATGTTCGCCGTGTGCGTGGAGATAAGAAAGATCCTCTTACGAAGTTCTTAACAGACTCAGGCATTCCTACAGAGGACTGTGTCATGAGACCTGACAGCACTGCTGTGTTTTCTTTCCCAGTGAAAGCACCAGAGTCTTCTCGTACTCGTGAGCACTTAACAGCTATGCAGCACCTAGACCTGTGGCTAATGTATCAGCGTCACTGGTGTGAGCACAAGCCCTCTGTCACCATCTCTGTTAAGGAAGATGAGTGGATGGACGTAGGAGCGTGGGTGTGGAGGAACTTCGATGAGATTAGTGGTATTTCTTTCCTGCCTTGGGATGGAGGTTCTTATCGACAAGCTCCTTACGAGGAGTGCACTAAAGAACAGTATGAGGAGTTAAAGGCTAAGATGCCTAAGACAATTGATTGGGATAATCTTAAGGAAGAGGATGACAATGTTGAAGGTGCTCAGACACTAGCCTGTGTAGCTGGACATTGCGAGATCTAATATGACTATAGACTTAATTTTTATATCTGGATTGATGTTTGGTTTTGAGTATGTAGAAACTATAGAAGAGGAGAGGTATGTTGTAATAGACTTTGCATTCTTAAGATTGCTTGTCAGCTTTTAGATATAGTGCTGCTTCGTCCTTCCTGCGCTTAACAAGTCCGGGGAGGACCTTTCCCCCTGCTTTCGTCCAGTCCATGAAAGCTTCTGCAGTTCCCTCAAAGTCTCCACGGTTATGTCGCTGTCTTATGGTGCTACGCTGGAGGTTACCAAGTCCCACATTAAAACTAAAGCTGACGAGTGCATCAAACCTAGACTGAGTAAGGCCAGTAGGACACAGTCGTAGTACACCTCTCTCAAACGTAACCAAGTCTTTGGCGAGGATGTCGTTGACTTCAGCCATAGACAGGACTCTATCCCATCCACTAGGTATTGCGAGGTTTTTACGTTCCTCAAAAGGAACCCTGATATGATTGGGGTCTATGACATGACCTACCCCAACTGTCCACAGAAGAGCTGGACACCTGTAGCTGCGTGTTCTTACGCCCTCGTGGTGCTTGATCATCTCTATGCATTCTTTAGATACTTTCATTTCTTATTGAAAGTCTGTGACCCAAACCAGAATGCTATGATAGATGAGAAAATAATGGCTGAGTCTTCATCCCAAAGTAAGTTTAAGGCTTGGTCAAATGGGACGTTCTGCTTCCAAGCATAGAAGAACCCAAACACATTGACCATCACCAGCATAAAGAACATACCGTAGGTTATAACTGGC